GCACTTAATCAAGAGAATCAGAATGCACGAGATATATTAGCAAATGATAAAAAAAGACTCGAGGCAAAATTAGCGATGTCAGAGGAAGCCAAAATATCTGTAATGGATACTAAAAAACTTAAAGATGAAGAGAAGTTAGCTGCCGCAAGAGCCGAAAAAGAAAGATTAGAAATAGCAAGAGCAGGTTTTGCTATGTCTGAAGTTACTCAAGAAATTAAAGATGATAATGAGGAACAAATAGCCCAAGCAGAGATAAAAATACAAAATGCAGAAAAAGAACTAGATATAAATGATAAACTTCGTGACATAGAAACTGCAAAGCTTGAATTAAAAATTGCTCAAAATAAGCACTCTGCAAAACAAAAAGCAATTGACGAAGAAATTGTAGCGTTACAAATAGGAAATGTAAGAGGAAACGCTTTTCTAGGCGGAACTAGAATTGGGGCAAGACTGAAAAAAGAACAAAAAATTCAAGAAGACACACTTAAAATAAAGAAAGAATCAGCAAATATTACACATTTACAAGCTCAATTAGATAAAGAAGTAGCTGAAACAGGATTAGGGGAAAGTGCTAGAGCAGCAAGACAAGCAGACATAGATTTCCAAAAGAAAAAATTAGAACTAATGGAAGAACAAAAATTAGTAGCAGAGGAACAATTAACTTTTATGGGAGAGCTACAGAATACTTTTGCAAAAGGAATCGAAGATATGTTTGTAGCTTTTGCAACAGGAGCAAAATCAGCAAAAGATGCTTTTAAAGATATGGCACTATTTATGTTGAAGAAGATGGCCGAAATGGCAGCACAACAACTTGCTTTAAGAGCCCTTGGATTTATGGGAATGCCTGTTCCAATGGCAGAAGGTGGAGTAATAGGATTAGCAAAAGGTGGAGTTATTCCAAAGTATAGAACAGGTGGAATCGCAACAGAACCTACTTATTTAGTGGGAGAGGGTAAAATGAATGAAGCTGTTGTACCATTACCTGATGGAAGAAGTATACCAGTAAATATGAAAGGTGGGGGAGATACAAATAATGTATCTATTAGTGTAAATGTCGATGGAAGTTCAACAAACTCATTTGATAGTGAAAAAGGAAAAGCACTTGGTAAAATGATTGAAGCATCTATAATGGAAACAATACAGAGAGAAAAAAGACCGGGAGGAGTACTAGGATAATGGCAACAGCAATATTTAAAAATAATGGAAGTAATATTACTGGATTTTCTGCAGGTGTTCCTGTAGACAAAGGATTTCAAAGAACTAGTTCGCCTCAAATTCATGTATTAAGTTTTGGTGATGGATATGAGCATAGATCAGTAAATGGTATAAATAATTTAGCACAGACTATGTCAGTAACTTTTAATAATAGACCAAAAGCTGAGATTGATGCTCTTGTAGACTTCTTTGAGGATTTAAATGGCGTTACAAAGTTTCGAATGACAATTGATAAAGACACTGCAGGCAGTGATAGTAATGCCACAGAAACAATAAAAGTTGTATGTAAGTCTTGGAATCAGACGTGGGCCTATGATAACTTTTATAGTTTAAGTGCAACTTTTGAAAGAGTTTATGAGGCATAATGGGAAGCAGAATACCGATAAAAGAGATTCAAAAACTAGAACAACCTTCTGGATTAGTTGAATTATACGAAATAGAATTAAGTTCTTCATCTCGAGCCTATTTTACTAGAGCACCTGACAGTGATTTAGCTGCTGTTCAAATGTACGATCACGATACAAACTCTCAATTAAATACTTATATTGCAGTTCCTTTAAATGCAGAAGGATTTGATATGACTACAAAAGGAGTTGCAGCAAGACCTGTAATTACTTTTTCAAATATTTTAACAGATTTTGAAAATGCTTTGGGGTCACTAACTTTTGAAGATTTAATAGGAAAAAGAATTTATAGAAGAAGAACATTTGCAAAATATTTAAAAGATGGTACTTCTGATCCCGGTTCAGGAAATACTCCAATAGAATTTCCTAGGCAAATGTATATAATAGATAGAATAGAATCAGAAAATGCACAAGAAATAGGATTTGAACTTAGTACTCCATTTGATGTAGAAGGACTAATGTTACCTTATAGAGTTATAGGACATAATGCATGTCCTTGGGTTTATCAGGGAGCTAGTCCAGAAAAAACTGAGGCAAATAAACGAGGAGGCTGTACTTGGCATAGTGAAAGTAAATATAATATAAAAGGTACTATATTTCAAGTCTATGTAAACTCAGACGATGAATATGTAATTCCAAGTTCTACTTCTTTTACTACATGGGCAGGCAGTGGTACAGCAAATGCATATTATAAGACTACAACTACACTTGGAGTAAGCAGTGGACTTAGAAGATTTAATGCTCAAGGAGGAATAGATACTTCAGCAGATGGTAGCACTGTAAATAATTATTGGCAGGCTGTAAGAGCAACAACCACAACACCTTCAGATAATAGTGGAGATTGGACAAGAGTAAGAGTATTTGGCAACTATAATGGTAGTACAACATATTACGCTTACACTGACGACAGACATAATGACTATGCAAAACCTACTTCAGGTACAGAGTTTTTATGGCAAGCTAAGGTGACTCACTCTGGAAGTGCTCAAGGTTTTGGAAACTTCTGGAGACGAGGAGATCTTTGTGGTAAAAGACTCTCATCTTGTCAGTGTCGATTTGGATTTAATGCTATAAATCCATCAAGTTCAAGTAGTACAGGTAAAGCTACAAAAGATACTAAATTTGTTTTACCTTTTGGAGGCTTTCCCGGTGCAAGAAAATTTAAGTAGACTACTTCCAGAAATTTATGATCATATGGCAAAAGAAGCACCAAGAGAAGGGTGTGGGTTGATTATTAACGAAAATGACCCTACTTTCATTCCTTTGGAAAATATAAGTGAAGAAAAAGATCACTTTACAATTAACCCAAAAGAATTCGTTAAGTATTCGATTATTTCAAAAATATTATATGTAGTCCATAGTCACTATATGCAAGATTGTCGCCCAAGTGAGCATGACAAGAATAATTGTAAGGCATTAGGTATTCCATATCTAATTGTATCTTACCCAGATAAAAAGGAATTTATTTATGACCCAAGTTAAATTATTAGGAGAATTAGGAGAAAAGTTTGGCACCGATTGGCAGTGTGCAGGTAAGTCTATGCGTGATATTTTAAAACTCATAGACTGTCAGACCCCTGGTTTTAGGGAGTATCTAGCAGAGTGTCACAGTAAAAATATTGGATTTACTTTTCAAAATGGAGAAGATTTTATTGAAGAAGAAATGGAAATGTGGTTACCTAGTTTAAAGGATACTGTAATTATATCTCCAGTTCCAGCAGGTTCAGGCAAAGGACTAGGAAAAATACTTGCAGCAATTATTGCAATTATAGTAATTGTATCAACAGGTGGAACAGCCGCAGCAGCTTCTGCAGCAGGAGGGACAGGTACTACTACCGCTGTTGCAACCAATGCTGCAGGTGTAACAACAGCCACAACTACAGCACCTGGTGCTTTTGGATTAACTACAGGAAAAACAGTAACTACATTAGGATCAAGTTCAGCACCCGTTACTAGTTTTAGTCTAACAGGTAAAGGATATGCTGTAATGATGTTAGGTGCAAATTTAGGTATAGCAGGTATTACAGAAATGTCAGCTCCTGATGCTGGAGATATGAATGATGATCCTTCATTTCTTTTTAATGGAGCTGACCAAAATATGGAACAAGGTCAACCTGTGCCAGTTCTTTATGGTACAATGAAAATAGGGGGAACACCAATTAGTCAGGGATTTGCTGCAGGAGAACTTAGAGATGGAAAGATTAATCTTTCATCTGGAACAATAAACTCTGATATTTATTACTATGGGACAAGTAGTACTGCAGCTGCAACCAGCCCAAGCAATGGAGACGGAACAGGAGCCGTGCAGTTAAAATAATGGCAAAGTATACAAGTAGCCCTTTCGGTAGAAAAACACAAAGCGATTTAAGAAATCCAAATAAAACTCAAGTTGCTGCAACTTATGACATACTTTCTGAAGGAGAGATTGAAGGTCTTTCAGATGGACTTGCCTCTGTATTTATTAATGATGTTCCTATTATAGATACTGTTGCTAATGAAATTGTAAAAAATCGAAATGTAACTCTTAATACAACAGCAAGTAGTACAACAGTAACTAATTCAGCATTTGGAACTATAGATGGGTTAAATAATAATAATATAAGTGGACTCTCTCTTGGATCAAGAACTATTCATATAGAAAAAGCAAAAAAGAAAGGGACAGGCATAGCGAGTGCCACAAAAGATTCCTATACAATTACAACTTCTTCTAGTTTCTTTACAGCAGCAGATATTGCTAGTTTATCTTCTACAGCACAAAAAGGTTTTATAAGATTAGCAGGAGCAGGAGCAGCAGGCACTGATTTAATAACAACTGCTATTTTTGTTAGTGCAACAGAAATACAAACAACCTCTCCTATTGCAACGACAGTAAGTAATGCAGATATTTTTATTGATCTAATTACTAGAATAACTTCAATTAGTGGTAACAATGCTACTTTAGCAGTAGCGCCGGGAGTATCTTTAACAGATACAAGAGCTGTAATTAGTGGAGCAAATGTATCAGAAACAAAACTTAAAAATTTATTTAATATAGATAAATTACAATTTGCATTGACAACAGGAACTTTAGGACAGTACCCTGTTTTAGGAGACAGTAATTTTGGTCAATCTTCTATAATTGCAAGTCCGGGTATTGAATTAGAGCAAAACGATCTAATAGAAAATGTAGCAGGAGGAACACCTCAAGGCAACTTAACAACTAACTATAACCATAATGAATTTACTGGAGGGGAGCTTGATGAACCTTCTCAAAATGAAGGAACAGCAGCAGATACACTTCTTACTTCTGCTTTTCTTGATGTAACAAATCCAGATGAAATAGATGAGATTCATTTAACTTTTAACTTATCAGCATGTCATGCTGTAAAAAGTAGTGGAGCTACTGGTGCTTCTTTTGTAGAGTTACAAATATTCTTTGAGTATAGCACAGATAATGGAAGCTCTTATACAAGTGAATTAGCTTTTGGTCCAAGTAACAATGATATTATAACTAGAAGTGATGGAAGAAATGGAAGAAATGTTAACTTTATAACAGGAAGCAATCTTCCAAATAATGGGTATATAAAACCAAGTGATGCACAATATACAAATTTTGTTGAAGAATTTGTTATTAAAACAGAACAATTCCAACCGTATGATGATTGGAGAATTCGTATACGAAGGATTAATGATTTAAATTTTAAAGATAACTCTTTTCAACACACAAATCCTTGTACACTAACTACTGTTGAAAGTATAGTTAAGGATAAATTAAGTTATCCACATACAGCTTACGCTTATACATCTTTTAATGCAAAAGACTATGATGGTCAAGTTCCTACTCGTGCCTTTACTCTAAAAGGTATGAAAATTCAAGTACCAACTAATTATCTTACTCGTGAAGAAACAGGAGGCGCGGCCTTATATCGAAGAAATATAACTTCAGGAGCAACAGAAAGTACATACCAGAACTGGGACGGTAATTTTAGAGGGGATAAATCAACTTTTAATGAAAGTTCAGTAAACTACAGAAAAGTATTCTGTGATAATCCTGTATGGGTATTCTATGATATTTTAACAAATAATCGTTATGGTATGGGACAGTTTATTAATAAAGATGAAATAGATAAGTATGAGCTATTTAGACTTGCAAAGTATTGTGATGAAGAAGTACCTGATGGCAATGGTGGAACAGAACCTAGATTTACAACTAATGTATATTTGGGCTCAGGCGCTGAAGCAACAACTGTTTTAAAGCAATTTACATCTGTATTTCATGGCATGACATTATGGGCAAATGGAGAACTTAGTGCAACATCTGATCAACCAAAAGAACCTGTTTATGCTTTCTCAAAAGCAAATGTAGTTGGTGGAACTTTTACATATGAAGGAACAGGACAAAGGGTAAGAACAAATCAAATTAAAGTTACTTGGAATGATCCAGATGATAACTATAGACAGGCTACTGAGTATGTAGAGGACTATAATAATATAGCAGATACTCAAAGAATAGTAAGAAGTGAAGCACTTGCTTTCGGTTGTACTTCTAGAGGTCAAGCTCATAGAATGGGTAAATGGAGATTACTTTCAGAAAGAAACGAAAGAGAAACTGTAACTTTTGAAACAGGAAATAATGTAATAGGTTTATTACCTGGCCATATTATAACAGTTCAAGATGCAGACAGGGATAGAGTTTCTTATGCTGGTAGAGTCTCTAATACAGGTACACGATCAACAACAGTTATTCCTTTAGATAGAACAATTAGCTTGCCGTCTTACGCTAGTACTTTTAAACATGAGCTAGT